AACGATCATTTGTTTAAATTGATCTGTCAGAACTGTCTCTATCATTTTTCTTTTTCTCTTATCGGAAGCAAGCTTTGTTAACATCTGCTCGTCTTTTCCATCTAAAAGTTTAAACTCAACATTGAACTTGGAATATGGCATTTTTGTTGTGAAATTGCCATTCTCAAGCTTTTTTAAATTTAATTCCTCACTTTCAGAAGATTCATGAATTTTTTGCTCAGTGAGATCAAAATCAAACTCCGATCTAGAGCCGCAAGAAGGACAGTTGATTTGTGTTTTATAATTTGCTCCATATCCAGAGATACGTGCTGCAATAATTAAAGCATTTCTGTCTCCGACCAATAGGTCTTGTGCTTTGATTGCTTTGTTTATAATAAGAGAATCTAACATTCTTTCTATTGCAAGTCCTTTCTTAAGAAGAGTTTGTGAGGATAAAATATCTTCCTCTTTTGCTGTCATAAATCTCATCTCAATAACTTCTTGTCCATGAAGTGGATGTGTTTCTGGGTAGTTTCCCTTTGATGGTAGATCAACGAATTCTGTTGGCGCTACAAAGCTTAATGGATCAAAAGCTTTTTCTACCGGTTGTTGTGGTGCCTCTGCGGGCTCTGGGGTGTGTCCCCCAAGTCTATCTTTATTTCTGCTCATTTATACCTCTTTGTTATTATAAGTCAATTGAGCCATCATCTAAGATGGTGGCTCCATCTAGGTCTCTTTCCTGCAATCTTTCTAGTCTGGCTTCGTTTTCAGCTTTATTATCTACTAGTTCTGCGCTGTCATATGCTATTGTAATTGTTATCTCCATCAAATCATCTGAAGAGTAATCTAAGTCTCCAAATTTAATTCCTTTTATAAATGCGTTCTTCAATGTCCAGGTTTCTATTAACAAACCTTCTGCGTCTATTTGTTCTATAAGAATGTCTCCATCATTATATTGTTGTTTAACTATACCATCTTTTTTTCCTTCAAAGCTATAGCCTGATTTTACTAATTTATTATAATAAGAGACACCAAGCTTTTTATCAACAGAATCAACAATTGTTACATCAATATCATTCCAAGTAGCTATTCCCGGATATTTTATCTTGTGATTTATTAATTGATACTCTGATTGTGATACATCAAAAGAAGGCTTAGTCACAGTCTTAGCATGATAAAGCACTTCTCCGAGTGTTACTTGAAATCTAAATTTTCTTAAAGGTTCAAGTGTGTTTGTTGACCAAAATGCCATTTATGCTCCTATTTGGGCTCAAATTGTAATGGACTATCATTACTACATGTCGCCCAGTCATATCTAATAGTCATCTCAACAGTTCTAAGATCTTCACTGGAATAGTCTAAATCTCCGTATTTAGCAGATTTTATAAAAGGATTGTTGAGCTGCCATTGTTCTATAGGGTCTCCATCCGCATTTAAGATAGTTATTATCATCGCCTGTAAGGCGGTTGATGTTGCTTTGATTTTAGACATTGTTGCAACACTCATTTCGTTGGATTTAACGGAATAACCGGAAGCTTCTAAGAGTCTATTAGTTAATTGAACCGCATCAACTGTAATTGGATCAACTAAAGTCAAAGTTACTTCGTTCCATGACACACGACCAGGAAAATAAAATTTGTTATCTAGATAATTGTGTTCTACTTCTGAAACATCAAAAGAAGGAGTAGTGACTGTCTTAGCCCACCAAAGAATATCTGTAGGTGCTCCTAAGTCGGTAAGACCTTTAATTTGTACTTGGAACCTAAAGTTTCTTTTAGGTTCTACATCGTTTGTTGACCAAAATGCCATTGTATAATTCTCCTGTTAATATACTTTAAATAGTTTAGAATTCAATTCCCGAACGGGTAATTGAGAAATCGATAGCAATAAATTCTATTGCTTTTGCTGGTTTAATGAAAACCTTAGCATACATAATGTTGCGATCCTGATAATCAGGAGTGGTTGTTGTCTCATCTAGAATCAGTTTATATTCTGAAACCCCAAAGCGAGACTTGGCATCCGCAAGGATAGGTTCAGCACCTGTCTTGAATCGGTTCCAAGTGGCACGAACGTTTTGATCAAAAAGAACTGTTCTTGCAACTTCCCCAATACGCTTCTTGAGATGAATCATCAAACGACGAACGTTGATGCGATCTAGAGCAGAAGGAGTTTGTTGAAGGGTCTTTTGACCGAATACAACTGGCCCTTCACCCGGGAAATTAGCAATTGGGTTAATATTGACTTGGTAAAGATCATCGCGATCTGCCTTGTTAAGATTCTCAACTGGTCGCTGAACTCTCGGTCCTTGGTTTCCACCAAGTTGAGAGATACCGCCACGATTAAATCCAGCTGGAGCAAACCACGGTGCACCAGAAGCAGCATCTGATTGAGCGAGAACTCCGATACCAGCAACTGAAGCCGGAACACGAAGCCCCATGTCTTCACCAGCAAGAACTACTGGTGGATAATAAGTCGCTGCGTAGCTTGAATTATAATCTTGTGTATTTGCATCTGCGATAGCTTCTGCGGCAGTTCCATTGGCATATACACCAGAGTGTTCGTGTTCTGCTTTAAAACCAGAATCTACGTCGATAATAGCAAGAGCATCCCCGCGATCTTCTGTGTTGTTTATAAGGTTTCTTCTCAAAGAATTAATAGTAAGACCAGGTATGGAAACAACATCGTATTGAACCACTTCTTCATCGGAAATAATATCTAATACTTTTTGTACTGAATAATGCGCGTAATGTGTGTTCTCGGTTGTGGTGTTTGATAATGCTTGTCCACTTTTGCTTGAGAACGGATCTGTAAGAGTAATATCAACTCCGTCTGTTCCACCGAAGAATGGTGCTTGGAATTGCTTAACACTTTGCGAGGCGATAAGATAAGCAGAGCCAGATTTTGCTGTTAATGCGGTACCAGCAGCATGTGAGCCTGATTCATAATAATATTTATTGTTTGCAACATTCCAAATGATATCATCCAAAGTAAATACGAAGGAATCTATTACATCATCGCCACTACTATCAAATACATCCTGATTATCAGACAAAGGACGAACAAGATCTATATAGTCAGCCTGTTTCCAAACTCTAGATACATTTTGATCGGTAGATTTGAAGTGTCTAACACCGAAAGTGTCATTGTAATTATAGTGTCCGCCGTTCTTTGAACCAGATGTTGTGAGTTGCAGTCCTGGAAAAGATATAGAAGCAGTTGTATCATGAAAGAATTGTGCAAATTGAGACGTAGGTGCAGCAAACCCATTGAATACACTTGCGACTTTTGGCGAATTTACATAAACAGTTGCTGCTGTGCCGTCAAAGAGAGTAGCAGAACCAGAAGTGATTGAGAAATCATTAAGTTTTGCTGGACCATAGAAACCAAATGGAAGAGTATATTTATCATCAATACCAGCCTTCCAGTCATCAGCCATTTCAACATAAACATAGTTAGAACGGTTAGGGTAGTTTCCAAGAGTAACATATTTTTCTTGAGTTGAATTCCAAGATTGATATGTATCTCCGATTTTCTTTCCAATAAACTCTGATGAATTTTCATTAAGAGTACAGCCTGTGTAATTTTCTGCAACTTCTCCACTGATACCTATAATAGATACAGTAAAAGTTGAATCTGGATTTGTCTCTGTTCCAAGCTTTAAGTCAGAGATACGAACAGCATATGATCTCTGAAATTTTCCACCTTCATGAAGAGAGTTTAAGCGGAAAAGTTTTTTCATACTAGTAGCAGCAAATGAAGAAGTTGCTTCTTTTGGACTTGGATCTCGTGCAATAAACCAACCTGTTTTTGAAGTAGTTGCTTGGCGGTAATGATTTGCAAGATTTGCATCTGCAAAGCTGTTCTTTGATAAGGGCAGAAGAATACCAAATTGTTCTCCTGCGGAAGCAGAACCAACCGAGTTGAGTTTCTGAAAAACTTCTGTCTCATATGTTTCGCCCAAGAAATAATTTTCTGTATTCTTTTGGTTGATACTATTAATCATTTGTGGATTAGTATTAAGAGCGTTCCGGATAAATCCGTTTTTATTATCTCTATTTAAATGAATAGGTATTGTTTGAGTCCCAGAAGCATCTACGATTTCTATAGTAAAAGCACCCATTTCTGCATTGTTAGCAACCATCAAAACACCAACTGAGGAAGTTGTTGCTGCGGTTCCCGACGTGGCAATTGATCCCGAAAGAGATACGGCTGCATCTTTAGTATAAATTACAGCACCGAGTGTTCCTTCAGTGGTTGTACCGGCTGATGCAGAAGGCATAATAAAAAGTCCATAAGCAGCAGAGGTTCCCGCAGCAGTAGGAGTAAGTTTCTCACCGGTATTCCAACCGGCGAACGTATAGGTGCCGCCATCCTGATTGGTCGCATCTTCTCCGGCCAATCTTACAAAAGTAACTGGTGAAGTCTGAGTGGATAGCCACGCTTGAGCAGCATAAAGCCCATAAGTTGGAAGTTTTGTGTTTCCGGATCTCCAAATATCGTCTTTGTCATTCTTCCCACTTTGTGGCCGCCCAAATACGGTATAAAGATCATCTAAATTCTTTACACGAACAGGTTGCATTGAGGGACCCATGAGGGCTTGACCAACAATCAAAGCTCCGTTATCAGCTGTCTCTGCGCTAACTTGGCTTTCATCAACTTCTCGAAGAAGGATGTCGGGTGATATAAAATCAAATTTACTAGGCATTAAAAATTCTCCTTAATATTAATATTCTTTATAAATAGTCTTATCTTTTCTCAAAAGAAACTATTCGCGATAGTCTTTGTCTTTCTTTTTCCATGGAGCCTTGTCGCCAACGATAACACGTTCTCTGGAAATCTTAACTTCTACAACATTTTCTCTGATTGTTATCTGTGGCTTTTCTCTATTTGGTCCATCTCCGATTAAATAACCTAGAACCTTGATAGACACTTTAGTCTCAAACATTCTTTCATCTTCATTTAAGGCCGTGGTGTTTTTGTTCTCGGAAAAATCGGATTGAATAAATGCTTCATATTTGTGCCCGTCATACTCAAAGATAAATGAATTTAATTGACCTGTTCTTGTAATGAATGGAGTCATTAGATCATTCATTTGTTGCTGGTATTCGGTTCTCAACACGATTGTATACATGACAGTGACATATGTTGGAATCGGTGAAGTTAAATATTCATATACAATCTTCTTGTTATCTGATCTGCCTGTCTCGCGAGAATCTTTTGAACCGCGAGCAACATCGGCATTTGCAAAATTTCTTGTTTTCTCTTGCTTGATTCTCCTAACTCTTGTTATTGACCCGCCTTTGTAATCGGAATTCTCAAACATATGCGCTTGAAATGAGCCCTTGAACGCTGGGTCTTTTGCAATTGAATCGCGATTAACTGTTATAATAGGTAATTTTATCTTACCAACAGAGTCTCTTATATTTTTATTGTTTTTAACCTGGAAAAGTCGATCAGTTCCTAACCAAATTACAGGAGTTTTTTTGAAACCTTCATTGGTTGTGATATTTAAATTCAATTCTTCATTAACATAGCGATAAATACCAAGATCAATTGTCTCAATTGTTGATGGCTCTAATGTCTGTACTTTATTCGGCATTGAATACTCCTTCTCTTGCTCTGATGCACTCGGCTTGAATCTCAAAACGATGCTCAACTTGACCAAATAGTAGTTTTGGCTCCATTAGTTTAACTATCTCGTAGAAAACTTCGCCATATCTAACAAAATCACCTTCTCTGACGAAAAGATTCTGATCTTCTGTTAATCTGCGCTTGTGAAAATTAACTTTTATCTTTGTTATTTTATCAACAGCGATATTATCCATAAAAGAAGTCTCAATACCTTGAAACTCAACCAAAGCATGGACTCTTACCGGTGGAAGAAACGTTTTCTCTACTGCTTCTCCATATAAAGGATGATAATTCGTTGTTTCAATATCAATTGGGAAGTAAAGTACTTGCTGACCGATAACTCTTTCGATAATCTCATCATTAACTTGCTTGACAAGATCTCTCTCCTTCTCTCCAAAGAACATTGGGGGAGGAGGTGCTGCTGGTTTTTTCCATTTGTTATCTTCTGACATTCATTTATCCTACAAAAATCTTAAGTGGTGTCTCGGTCACAATAGCTTTAGCGCTATCAATCATTTCTTTATCTGTGGCCAAGAGCTTATTATAAGTCAATTCGTCAAGTATTGTCTTTAATTCATCGCGAAGA